GGCGTACAGCCCACTGTTCAAGATGAGTAGCACCCACAACCACCACACGTAAGGAGAACGCATGGACACGAACGCTGCCCCCGCTTCCGGGGATAACGGCGCCACTACTGGCGCCCAATTGCAAGGCGCCGCTCCGGCTGTGCCTGCGGCTGCTCCTGCCGCAACCCCTGCGACGAATGGCGCGGCTCCGGTTGCTGGCCACGAATGGCTGACTGGTGCTGACGAGGCCATGTCGGGCTACGTGCAGAACAAGGCGTGGAAAAGCCCCACTGAAGTGATCACGTCCTACCAGAACCTGGAGAAGTTGCTGGGTGCGGACCGGGCCGGCAACACGGTCGTCCTGCCGAAGTCTGACGCAGCCCCGGAAGAGTGGAACGCTGTATTCGATCGGCTTGGCCGACCGGCAGACGCCTCCGGGTACAAATTTGAAGTCCCCGAACAGATTGGCGATCCCGAGTTTGCGAAAGCGGCGAGCTCCAAATTCCATGAACTGGGCCTGAGCCAGAAGCAAGGTGAAGCCCTGGCCACCTGGTGGAATGAAACTGCCAAGAGCCAGTACGCCGCAGTGGAAACCGCGGCGCAGCAGCGGTTCGAGACCGAGAATGCCAAGCTCCAAACGGAATGGGGCGCAGCCTATGCGCAGAACCTGACGTTGGCCCAAGCCGCTGTCCGGGCGCTGGGCGTTGATGGGAAGACCATCGACACGTTGGCTTCCGCCATGGGCCACAAGGCCACGATGGAACTGTTCCACAAGATCGGCGCAAAGACCGGCGAAGCTGATTTTGTCAGCGGCCAGGGTGGATTCGGTTCGGCCTTGACCCCGGCGGCAGCCAAGGACCAGATCCGCACGCTGATGACCGACAAGACGTTCTCCGCAAAGTACATCAACGGTGACGCGGAAGCGAAAGCGAAGATGGCGGAATTGCACAAGTACGCCTACCCGGAGGAATGACATGGACGGGATCGGCATGAGTATCAGACTTCGGTGTCTGGAGCTGGCCGTGGAGCGGGCCAACAAGGAAAACGCAATCCCGTTTGAGGATAGGGTTGCGGAATTAACATCGTGGTTCTATAATCGCATCGTAGATGAACCTGATGTGGCCGCTCCAGAGCCAGAAGTGCTGATGCAGCCTGGCACCGTACAATCGCCACAGGTTCGACGCAAGAAGGACAAGTCAGCTCCCGACATTATGGACTGACCCCTCAACAAGTTGCGTTAGCAAGTTGTTGGCCCCTCCCGGTGAGGACAAGCCAGGGGACATGCCGCCTCGACAGGCATGAACTTTTGCTTAACTCACTGGGAGATTTCTCATGTCCAACCAAGTAACGGCAGCATTTGTCCAGCAGTATTCGACGAATGTGATGATGCTCCTGCAACAGCAGGGCAGCCGGCTCCGCGGCGCCGTCCAGAATTACAGCTTCACTGGCAAGGCTGCCTCGATGGCCGAACAGTTTGGCTCCGTCACGCCGGTTCGCAACTCCGGCCGGGCGTCCAACACCCCGATCATCAGCACCCCGCAAGACAAGCGCTGGATCTATCCGGCCGACTACGACTGGGCTGACCTGATCGACAACCAGGACCGCCTGCGCATGTTGATCGATCCGGCCGGTCCGTATGCGATGGCTGGCGCCATGGCGATGGGCCGAGCGATCGATGACGAGATCATCAGTGGCTTCTTCAACAGCAACAACACCGGTGAGAACGGCACGTCCTCTACCGGTCTGCTGTCGGCGTACAACAGCGGCTCGCAGGCTGTGGCTTCGACCGTGGGTTCCGGTTCGTCCAACTCTGGCCTGAACATCGCCAAGCTGCGTGCAGCTAAGACGATCCTGCTGCAAGCCGAAGTCGATGTGGACAATGACCCGCTGTACATGGTCATTTCGGCCAAGCAGCACGATGACCTGCTGAATGAAGCTCAGGCGATCTCGCTGGAATACAACAGCAAGCCGGTTCTGGTGGACGGCCGGATCACCTCGTTCATGGGCTTCAACTTCATCCACTCGGAACGCATCCCGGGCGCGGCGAACTTCAACACTGCGATCAACGGTTCCGTGACTGGTTACACCACCGGCTCTACCTGGATCGTCCCGTTCTGGGCGAAATCCGGCGTGGCGCTCGGCATGTGGAACGATGTCACGTCCTCGGTTGACCGCCGACCCGATCTCCGCAACGCCTGGCAGGTCTACGTTACCGGCACGTTCGGTGGCGCACGCCTGGAAGAAAAGCGCTGCGGTCTGATCACCTGCTACTAAAGGAGCCGGCACATGACTACGTATTACAGCAATGAATTGGCCGGTGACTCGACTGGCCTGAACACGGCTCCGGCGGGTGAAGTGCGGCCGTACGGCAACGTCTACGGTTCGAAGATCAAGCGTTACCGGGCGACGATCACCATGGCGTCCCAGGCTTCCGGCAGCGTCTTTGTCCTGGCGAACATTCCGACCGGCGAGCAGTTCGCCTTTGGTGTGATCAACACGGACACCTCGACCGGTACGGCCACGGTGGAAATCGGCAACGCAGGCAACGCTACGCTCTATGCTGCGGCAGCCGCTCACACCTCGACCAATAGCCCGACCCTGTTCGGCAACGTAGCGAACAGCGACGGCTCTGGTTACAGTGCGCCCGAACAGGTCTTGCTGACCACTGGCACGGCGGCCCTGCCTGCTTCCGGTATGCTGGAAGTGGACATCTTCACCAGCGCAGTTTGACCGACTGGGGGCGGGATTCGTCCCGCCCTCCTTTTTAGGAGGCTGTGATGGCCCACTTCTTCGGCATCAATCAAGGCAGCAACGAGTACACCGTGACTGACGGAACCTCCACAACGGGGAAAGACATCGAAGTGGTGATCAACACCACGGGTGATGTGCCAGCCGTGGAAGACCTGCTGCTCGCTCTTGAAAAACTTGAGAACTACATCTTGCGCACTGGCAAGGTCTGGTAAGGGGACTACCATGCGGCGCTGCGATGATCAAGCCTACACGCTGTCCGGTATCTCGGGGACGACTGCAATCGGTCCGGTCCGTGGTGGCCGGTATCTGCTGAACGTTTCAGGGACTTTGGGTGGCGCGACGGTGACCCTGGACTACCTGGGCGATGGCACCAACTACACGACCGTGACGGATGCAACGTCAAACACGAAGCTGAGCTTCACCGCGGCGGTCGCCTACTCCGGCGTTGACCTCCCGGCAGGACAGTATCGCATCGGCATCACGGGTGGCGCTGGCGTGGCCGCCAATGTCTCGCTTGTCGGCCTTGGCTGATGGCACAGTCTGTCGTTGATGCCTGCAACAGCGCCCTGCAAAAATGCGGGGCGGGCCGCATCATGAGCCTCAACGACAACACCCGCGAGGCCAGAACCTGTGCCGTGGCGTTTGATTCCAACCGGCGCTCCGAATTGCGGAAGCACTACTGGAACTTTGCCATGAAGCGGGCGCTGCTGGCGCCTTCGACCACGGCGCCCACCTTCGAGTATCAGTACGCTTTCCCGCTGCCGGCGGACTGCCTGCGCATCCAGCTGCCTCGTGACGAGACCATCGACTGGAAGAAAGAGGGAAATGCGATCCTGACCAATCTGATGGTGTCGCCACTGTTTGACGGTCAGACCCAGCTTGCGCAGACCACGAGTGGTCCGGCGCTGGCCCTGCGCTATGTCGCAGACATCACCGATGTGACGCAGTGGGATTCCGTCTTCTATGACGTGTTTGCGATCAGCATGGCGATCGACATCGTTGAAGACCTGACACAATCCAACCAGAAGAAGCAGATGCTTCTGGAAGAATATGACACAGCCATCGCGGAAGCGAAACTGGTTGATGCTTTTGAATCTTTGCCCGCTGACCCGGCCGATGATCCCTGGTGGCTTGCGAGGTACTAAATGGCCCGCGCTACGTGGATGCAGACCAACTTCAACGGAGGGGAGTGGTCCCCTCTGACCTATGGGCGGGTTGACCTCGCCAAGTACCACAGCGCCCTGGCGATCTGCCAAAACTACGTCCCCACTCTGCAAGGCGGCCTGACTCGGCGGCCGGGCACCCGCTATGTTGCCAACGTCAAAACAAGCGCGAACAAAGTCCGGCTTCAGCGCTTTGAGTTCTCGACGACCCAAGCCTACGTCCTTGAGTTTGGCGACAAGTACATCCGGTTCTACACCAATGACGGCCAGCTCCTGAGCGGTGGGTCGCCCTACGAAGTGGCGACCAATTACGCCCTGGCGGACGTGGGGGACTTGAAT